GCAGCCAACCTGACGCTCAACGGCGAAGCTGAAATGAGCGCGATTGCCATCAAGGTGTCTATTGGCAGTGGTGTGCTGCTAGGTCTGGTTCAGGCCAGCGCCGAGTTCCTGCAAAGTTCAGACGGTGTTCGCTTTGCTACAGGTGTGTCAGCGCAAGTATTCAACACAGTACAGAATACAAACGCCATATACATTGCTTCCGGGATCTCGGAGCAAGATGCGGCGTTCATTGTTGAATCTGCTGGCAACACGTTGTTGAACATCTCCTCTGACATGACATCAGAGTTTACACAAACAGGATCGCCAAACGTGGTGTATTCTGGTATATCTAGTCAGAGTGCAGAATTCACGCAAACCACTGCACCGAATGCAACTTTCTCTGGCCTGTCAGAGATCGAAGCGGTCTTTATAAACACAGGCATCGGCAGTATCATTAAAGATCCGGGGCCGGTGGACATTGAAGCGTTGTTTGTGCAGACCACAGACGGCAGACTATTCTGGGAGCGTATTGACGCTGACGTACCAGCGGAGAACTGGGTTCAAATCGTGCCAACAGGCGGGATATGGACGGAGATCAATGCAAGTGGTACAATAAACATATGGACAAATAAGGTGGTTTAAATGCCAAGTACCTATACTTCAAACACTGGTATCGAAAAACCCGGCTCCGGCGAACAGTCGGGTACTTGGGGAACTACGACCAATACCAACTTCGACATCATTGATCAGGCGCTGCACGGGCAGGCGTCTGTTGCTATTGTCGGTGACACAGACCTTACGACCAATGACGGGTCAATTAGTGATGGCGCGAACACCGTTATTATTCTGACCGGGTCTCCGGGTGCTACCTTCGAGTTGCGTGTGACGCCAACCGATCAAGAGAAATACTACAACATCCGTAACGAGACCAACGCTGCTTGCCGCGTTATCTACAAGGGTGTGACCTATTCGACATCTAACGGTGTCGAGATTGCAGCAGGTGCATCACAAGCTGTCACTGGTGACGGCGGCGGCGCATCAGGTGTGTTTAAAAGCCTGACACCCAGCACTGATCTAGTTAATGATTTGACTCCGCAGCTTGGCGGCAACCTAGACGTAAACGGTCAGTCTATTGTTAGTGTGTCTGCGGGCAACATCAACATCACCCCGGACACCACAGGTCGGGTAGTCATTGACGGTCTGTCATACCCTGCGGCAGACGGCACAGCATCGCAGTTTATAAAGACAGACGGCGCGGGCAATCTATCTTTTGCTAGTGCTTCATCTAACCTTGGTAACTCACTTAGCCTGACAGGCGGTAGTGGCTGGACTATTTCTGTAGACGGCAGTAACAATTTGGTGTTCAGCTACGGCGGAAGTACAGTAGCTAAAGTAGCTACTAATGGTGCGATTACCTCCGAGGATGACATCACAGCCTTTGGTACTGTCTAATGGCGCTACCGGCTTCTGGAACTTTATCCTTCTCGCAGATACAGACTGAGTTCACTGGTGTGAACCCTATTTCTCTGAGCGAGTATTATAAGAGTGGGGGCAATGGTTACGTTCCGTCCACTGTACCAGAAGCAGTGACTGCCAGCAGCTTGACTGGTTCCTATGCACCTAATGCTCGGTATCCAGCTATTGGTGGCTATGACCCACAGATTAATACATTTAGCCGATTGTACACTCACGCCTTGTGGGGTGACAATGGGTCTGTCGGGTCTATGGATATGACATTTACCGTGGATAAGACAGGTACATACAACTATTACTTTGGCTGGTATATTCAAGGTACAAACGCTAATTCTGGAAACACCATCTTTTATGTGAATGGATCCCAGCAGGCGTCTCATAACCTTTTTACAACAAACAACTCAACAAACAGTGTTACTGGCACACTCACTGTTTCAGCGGGTCAGTCTATTCGTATATACAATGGTGGTTTTCCATCTGCTGGCTGGTCTGCACACACAGTTTACATTGGTGGAAGCAGCTACAACAACGCCGCTGTTGATACAGCAGTTAATGCCAGCATTCCTACTTCTGGTGTTCTTAGCATCTCTGACTATTATGGTGGGAGAAAGACCTAATGCCACTAACTAAACTACAGTTCAGACCCGGCATCGTCAGAGACCTTACCTCATACTCTAATGAGGGTGGTTGGCGTGATGGTGATAAGGTGCGCTTTCGTCTTGGCTACCCCGAGAAGATGGGCGGTTGGGCTAAATATTCTAGTTCCACGTTCCTCGGAACTTGCCGCGCTCTTCATAACTGGATTGCCCTAGATGGTTCTAACTTTCTTGGCCTCGGCACACATGTAAAATACTACATCGAAGAGGGCGGAACCTATAACGACATCACCCCGATCCGAGAAACAACGGCAGCGGGTGACGTAACTTTTGCCGCGACCGATGGCTCTGCAATAATTACTGTAAGCGACACGAACCACGGTGCGGTGTTGGGTGACTTCGTAACCTTCTCTGGTGCTGTAGATCTTGGTGGTAACGTGCTTGCTGCTATCCTGAACGCCGAGCATGAGGTGACAGCAGTTACAAACAACAACGTCTATGAGATTACCCTAACAGTTACGGCTAATGCTTCAGATACAGGTAACGGTGGGGCATCTGTTGTTGGTGCATATCAGATCAACATTGGCCTGAACTCACAGATCGGCGGCACCGGTTGGGGTGCTGGAACGTGGAGCCGTGGTACTTGGGGCAGTGCTGCTCCGGGTGGTCTGACAACCACAACGCAGATTCGCCTGTGGTCACATGATAACTTTGGTGAAGACCTGCTTATCAACCCACGAGATTCCGGTATTTATTATTGGGACAAAGGTGCGGGGACCTCGGCCCGAGCAGTTGAGCTATCTACAATCGGCAGCAGCCAGACAAGTGTGCCAACAATCTGTAAGCAGGTTATGGTCTCTGATCGTGATCGCCACGTTCTGGCTTTTGGTTGTGATGCCATTGGTGCTAACTCTTCGGCAACCCAAGGTGACGGTGTACAAGATCCGTTGCTTATCCGTTTTTCTAGTCAGGAAAACTCTGTTGACTGGTGGCCTACCGCGACCAACACAGCCGGTGACTTGCGTCTAGGTTCGGGGTCCACGTTCGTAAGAGCCTTGGAAACCAAACGTGAGATTCTAATCTGGACTGACACTGCGCTTACATCAATGCGTTTTATCGGGCCACCATTTACCTTTGGCTTGCAGCAGCTTGCTTCAAACATCACGATTGCCGGACCTAACTCCGCTGTTGCCACAGAGGATTATGTCTTCTGGATGGGCATTGACAACTTCTATGTCTATGCTGGTCAGACAACCCAGCTACCTTGTACCGTAAAAGAGAAGGTGTTCAACGACATCAACCTCGATCAGATCGACAAGATCTATGCTGGTGTTAACGCAGAATTTAGTGAGGTCTTTTGGTTCTACCCAGCCGAAGGATCGTTTGATAATGACCGTTACGTTGTATATAACTACTTGGACAAGGTTTGGTATTTCGGCACGTTAGATAGAACTGCGTGGTTGGACCGTGGAACTCGGACCTTCCCTCTTGCTACGGACAACAACGGTTATGTATACAACCACGAATTTGGATATGACGCAGATGGTGCGGCTATGGATTCTTACATTGAATCTTCTGTTATGGACATCGGTGATGGCGACCAATTTGCCTACATCCGGCGCGTGATTCCTGATCTTAGCTTCTCTGGATCAACCTCTATATCCACGCCGCAGGCTGTGTTTACGATCAAGGCGCGTGATTTCCCGGGCGAAGACTTTGGTAACACGGCTGCTGGTACAACAACCAGAACACAGGTTAGCCCTGTTCAGGAATACACAAAGCAGTTGTACATTCGGGCAAGAGGTAGATCTTTTGCCTTGCGTGTAGAGTCAGCGGCCTTGGGTGCAAAGTGGCGACTTGGTAGTCCACGAGTGGATATGCGCCCAGATGGGAGACGATAATGTCTGGTAATCAGGTCGCACCACCAAGACTCCCGGAAGCCCCGGAAGAATATACACGTTCATATATGCAGGATTTAATACGGACGCTGGAGATATTTATTGAACAGGAACGTAACCCGGGCGAGATTCGCGCTACTAGCGTGACCATAACAGATCTGCCCACAAGCGCCACTGGACTTGAGGCGGGGACACTGTATAATGATGCAGGTACGGTAAAGGTAGCATAATGGCTTTATTTGGTGATTTAGGAAAAGCACTAGGACTTGGTAGCGGCGAAGATCTGCTGCCACTTATTGGTACGGCAGCGGGATTCTACTTTGGTGGGCCGCTGGGCGCGTCCATCGGTTCTGGTATTGGTAGTCTAGCTGGCGGCAAGTCGGTCAATGATGCGCTGACCAATGCTGCACTGGCTTATGGTGTTAGTTCGTTTGTATCGCCAAGCATGATGCAGAACCCTCAAGCCACAGGTGCATTTGGTCAGAATGCTTTGCAAAAGTCCTTGTATAATTTTCCAACAAGAGTTGCCCAAACCGCAATAACCCCCGCCAACCTTGGGACAATATCTGACGCAGATCTATATGATGTTGCTATGTCCGACACAGCAACAAAAAAAGGAGCTAGTGGGTTATTTGGGGACATAGGCGTAAGTGAGGTTTTGCTAGGTACAAGTCTTTTAGGTGGCCTTGTTGGCGAAGAAACGGATGACGATACTAGCACAACCCCGTTTGGAAAGGGCAAAGCGTGGGAAGTAACATATAACGGTGTTGTCTACGACTTAAGCGATCCAGATGATGAAAGAGCTTACAAAGAAGCTAGACAAGAAAGTTTTGCTCCAGTGCGGCGAGCGCATGGCGGGGCTATGTACCACCACGATAAAATGGGGTATGATGTACCAGTAACAGGCGAAGTTGATGGGCCGGGTACAGGGACATCTGATTCTGTACCTGCCCGTTTATCAGACGGTGAGTTCGTGCTGACAGCAAAAGCGGTTCGTGGTGCGGGTGGCGGAGATAGGGATGTTGGAGCCGCCCGTTTATATGATATGATGGCAGAATTGGAGGCCACGACGTAATGGCTACACAAACACAAGAAGTTACCCAACGGCTAGCGCCGTTTCAGGAACAGTTCCTTCAGGATATTTTTGCACAAGCTAGTGCCTTAAAAGGCGCTGGAATGCCTTATGAGGCTCAACAGCTTGCGGGTCTTTCACCCCAGCAGCTTCAGGCTGTTCAACAAGCGCAAGCTGGGGTTGGTGCTTACCAGCCGTATTTACAGGCAGCGCAACAATATGCAGCGCCAAGTGGGGTTCAGCAATTCTTTAATCCATTTGAGCAGCAAGCTGTAAATCAAGCTATGCAAGATATTGGGCGGGCTGGTCAAATGCAGCAACAACAGCTTGGCGCACAAGCTGTTGGGCAAGGAGCCTTTGGTGGTTCGCGCGCAGCCGTAGCCGGCGCAGAACTTGGTCGTTCCACTATGGAGCAGCAGGCACGAACAGCAGCGCAAATGCGTCAGACAGGTTACGCTCAAGCGCAACAAGCCGCACAGCAGGCCGCGCAACTGCAAGCTGGTCTTGGCGCACAAGCACAACAAATGGGTGTGCAAGACACTAACACACTTCTTGGTATTGGTGGCCTTACTCAGCAAATGGGTTATGGGCCAACAGGATTTGTTGGGCAGGCAGAGCTAGATGTTAACCGGCAAAATCTGTTGGCACAAGCTTCTAGTCCATATCAAGAAATTGGCTTCCTGTCTGATATCTTCCGTGGTGTTCCTGCTTTGCAGCAGACAACATCAAGCACAACAACACCGCCACCAAGCACAATGTCTCAGATCATGGGTCTTGGTATTGCTGGCCTTGGGGCTTACGGAAATGCGATGCAAGGCACAGGCAATTTTTTGGGAATGAGTAGATAATGGTAAGGCCACCACTTAATCGTCGAATGTTTCGTGTACCGGGGATGTCTCGTCAGCCTCAAGGTATTCTTGCGTCTGGTCCACAGATCATGGATGCTGCTATGCGGTCCACGGACCAAAGTCCAATTATGCAGGTATCTACTGATCCTGTTGTTCAAGTACCCCGCACAAGATCAAGAGAAACGGTGAAAGAAAACTTTAAAAACTTTTCAGAGATGTTTAGTCCTATTGGGGAAGCATTAGCCGCAGGCTCTGGGGTAGGTAGGGATATAGTAGAAAGAAGACGAATGGAAAGAGCCCAGCTTGCGGCTGATGAAATGGTGCAAAAAACTCTTGCGATGCAGGACGCAGACCCGACTGACCCGGATGAAAGCATGTATGGTTCCGACTATGAGTACGATGCTAAAGTGTATGGCCCTGCTCGTTATGATGGCATGAACCCGGATGAAAGCATGTACTCTAGTGGTGATGCCGGAGCGCCTTTTGATCTAGGAGCCGCAATTAACGAAACCAATAAAAAGGTTATAGATAAAAACCCTACAGATAATAAATCAAAAGTAGATGACATGATGTCTATGCAGGTAGACGCTGCGGCCAAACTTCGAAGAAACCTAGAAAATATTTACAAGGGTGTAGATTTTGATAAAAACGTGACAGAAGCGTCACAAAATCTTACAACACGGATTTCTGATCTTCAGGAAACGATGAACAAAGAGAACGAGGAACTTACCCTTGCCGACATTGATGCAGATTTTGAAAATCTTATGGGCTATAAACCCGGTGACATTAAGACCGAAGCAGAGCAAGAGCGTAAAACTTCTTTCTGGCTTGGCTTGATGAAAGCGGGCTTGGCTATTGCTGCGGGTGAAAGTCCAAACGCTCTTACTAATATTGCAAAAGGCTTGTCTTTTGGTCTTGATCAGTATGGTAAAGACATGCAGCGCATTTCAAGCCAAGAGCGGCAAGATCTAAAAGAGCAGGCGTCCTTAAGATACAGTCTTCTTAAAGACAAAAAATCTGAGCAAATTGCTCAACGCGCATTGGATGTGCAGTATAAGTCTGCGCTTTATTCAATAGCTCAAGAACAAGACAAGAGAGCAAGGGAAGACAAAAAACAATTTGTAGACACACAATTTGCTTTAGGTAAGTTAGACATTGCACTTTATCAAACAGCTAACGAATTGGGCATAAAACTTGGTGATCAAAAAATCTCTCAAGAGAAACTAGATCTTATGTCTTCCGAGCTAGAGTTAAAATATACTTTAGATCCAAAACTGGCTGCCTCAGCATACGCGGCAGGCGGCTTGATTCCTCGTGTAGAAGGTCAGGAAATTGTTATCACTGATCCAACAACTTGGCAGCTAAACCCAGAATGGGTGGATATTGCTAAAAAAGCATTCTTGGATAACTCCCCCACGAGATCCACCGCTGCTGATAAGGAAGCAAGCGCGGCAGGAAGAAGACTTGTAGTTAAAGGAGTTCAGTATCCTACAGCGGCAGCAGCCGAAGACGCGCAAAGAGCCGGCGCTCTTAGTTTTACAGGTGTCACAAATATATATGACAGAGCAATGATGCAGCTAGATGAAGCTCAACGTATGAAAGGAAAGTTAATAGACACCAACGCGATAGAGATACTTCGTGACGAAGCTACGAAAAACCCAGATTCAGCATTAGCTAAAAGGCTTAAAAAGGCTGGTATTAACCTCGATTCAGATGTTTTTGACTTTACTGAAATAGTAGACGTCAACTAGAAATACGGTGATTCATGACAAGATATAGATATGAAGGGCAGATATATGATTTCGAGCCCGGTCTTACTAACGATGAAGTTAAAGAAAGAATCGCCAATCTTCCGCAGCAGTCTACTGCACCAGTAACTTCAGCTAGGTACGCTTCTGGTATAGAAGAAGACGAGGGTTTTTTTCAAGAAGTCGGGGAAGGGGTAGTCTCCGGCTTGTCCCGCATCCCGCAAGGGATCTTAGAGCTTGGCACTATAGCTTTTGATGCTGCCGCCGACACCAACTACACGGAAGAAGTCACTAAGTTTTTTGATGAAACAAGAGAAGATTTAGGTATTGATCCTACTGGTTTGGCCGGAGGAATATCAGAAGGGCTTGCTCAGTTTCTTGTCCCGGGTCTTGGGGCTGCAAGTGCTGTCTCAAGGGTGTCATCAATAGGAAAAATGGCTCGTGGACTTCGCTCTGCTAAAACTGGGCGAAAAGCATCATCCGCTCGTCTAGCTGCTGCGGAGCGTAAGTATGGTAGTACAAGTCTTAGCACTAGCCAAAAAGTGAACTTGACACTGCAGGAAGCAGGCGCTGCAACTGCTGCTGATTTTCTCGTATCTACAGACGGAACACAGTCTATAGGTGACTTTTTTGAACTTGGCGTTACTCAGACAAATGAGAAAAAACTTGGGGAGTCAGGAAGAGAAGCCGCTCTTCGTAAATTAATTAACAAAACAAAAGTAGGCGCAGAGTCAGGTCTTTTGACTGTGGGTTTCCCAATTGCTCTTGGGGCCACTGTAAAAACCGGGTCAGCCGTTGGCGCATTTAGGCCCATAGAAGCCATAAACGAAACAACCGGGTTGTCTCTTCCCGGGGCAAGTTTTGCATTAGCGCAAACTATTACCGGCCCTACAAAAGCAGGAATTGATTTAATAAAAGGTGCAATTATTCGCGGTGAAGAAAGAATGCTGGACCCTCTTCAAGAGGTTGGTGCGTTCGCAGGTATGTTAAACAGAACTTTAGGTACTTTACGGTATCGCGGTTTCTTAGATGCAGAAGTCGCCGATCAGCAGTCTTTGGTTGGTGCAAAGGTTGAGGGGGAAGTAAAAAGAGCGGACGGTCTTCTTAAAAACATAGAAAAAAACATTGATGAATATCTTAAGCGCCCAGAGGTTCTTGAGCAAAGCAGCATCACAAAACAAAAAATGCTTAATAATTTTATGGATGTTCTTGAGACAGGGAATCGACCTGACGACCTGCCAGAAGAATTGTTTAAAGAATATATGAAAGCCAGAAAAGTTATTGATGGCCTGTCCGAAAGATTGCTAGCTACAGGTGCCGTGGCTCGTTTGCCTGAAGAATCAACCAGCAGGTTTATGGGCCGTGCAGAATTTATCCAGACTGTTAGAAACAACATTCAAACCGGGGGTTATCTGCGTCGCCGTTACCGTGCATTTGAAGATCCCGAAAACTATTCAATACCTAGAGGTCTTGCAGACGAGCGGGAAATATTTAATATGCTCCGCACCGGAGGTGCGGAAGGCAGTGAAGGCGACCGTATATTTAAAGACATCAAAGAACGTCTTAATATTACAAACTTTCGCGTTACCGAAGAACAAACGATTGACACATTGACGGACAGGCAGCTTCGCGGTTACGTTGACGCTATCCTTAATGATGCAAGAAACACAGGACGTGGAAGAATTATGGGGATGAGTTTTCGCTCGTCTATGCGAAAATTAAATCCGCAACTTTTGAACAGGCGAAAAGTAGATTTGTCTACAACGAGACGAATCCTTGGCGAAATTAGAGACCCGTTTGAAGCATATGTTGCTACGGTTTCTGATCTGTCAACATTTATAGCTACGGATGATTTTTTTACAACATTCCGCAGATTTGTAGATGACGACATAAAAAACGCTAAAAACCGTGAAGGTAGATATAGCGAACTTCGTGCATCTAGAGCAGAAATACAAAGTTTAATAAACGCTAGAAGTGAAAATCCGGCTGCTCAGTTAGGCCCGGCTCAAAGCAGATACATAGATACAGAAGAGTATATCAAAAACATTGAGCAACAAGTAGTTGCAAATGGTGGTGAGTTTACCGACGCATCAAAACAAAAAATCTTAGAAGATCTCAGAGATCAGGGATACTACATCCTTGGCAAAACGGGACTTGATGGCAACATATATGACAAAGGGATTAGTGAAAGTGCCTTTGGAGCTATGCACGGGATAGCTATTCCTGAGCCTATGTGGCGGTCAATGTCAAACAACATCTTAAATGACGACAACGATTTCACAAAATACTTCTTGCGTCCGGTTTATGGTAGTTTTTTAAAACTCAAGGGCATGACCCAGTATGCAAAGACTATTCTTTCTCCCGTCACACAAGTTCGTAACGTAACATCCGCAGCTTTGTTTGCTGCTGCTCAAGGCAACTTTGGGAACGGCGCCAATCTTGGGGAGTCCTTGTCTCTTGTCTTGGGCGATCTTTTTAATATGACCAATGAAAAAGCTCTTGAGTATATGGTTGAACTGCAGCAGCGCGGCGTTATCGGAAGCAGCGCACAGCTTCGAGAAATTCAAGATACTCTTCGTAAAGGTCTTAATCCACGAACCACTTCCGGAGCGCATATTCTAGATGAAGCTGCCGGGCGGCTTCCCTCTGACATAGCCGGGCCTCTTGAAGTCGCTCGCAAAAAAGGTTGGGTGCGCCAAATGCTGGGTAAAGCAGAAGATGCGTATCGTGGCGGTGATGATGTTTGGAAAATATATAACTACGAGTTTGAACACGCTAAAATTAAACAAGCTTATCTAGACGATGTGCAGAATGCCACAAAAGGTTTAACAGATCCGGATGTAATTAAAAATGCTAAAGAAGCGGTAGATTCTAGTTACTTAAAGTTTACTAATTCTTCTCCTAGTACATCGCTTGACACCGCATTAAAAGATCTTGCTGCCGACAGAGTTCGTAACCTCGTTCCCAATTATGAGCTTGTGCCAGACGCAATTAAAAATCTTCGTAGACTTCCAGTGGGTAACTTTATTGCTTTCCCTGCTGAGATTATACGCACAGGATTTAATACGCTTGACACAGCAATGCGTGAGTTGTCCAGTGACAGTAAAGCTATACGCCAGATAGGTATGCGGCGGTTGATGGGGGCTACAACAACCTTTGCGATTGTCCCAACAGCCCTTCAGGGCATGGCTATGAAGCTGACAGAAACAAGTCAAGAAGAAATTGACGCGGCGAATCGTGTTGCAGCGCCATTTCAACGCAACTCTATATTTATTCCTGTGGGCCGGAATGAAAAAGGTAACCTTGAAGTTATTGATTTCAGCCACACCAACCCATACGACATGTTAATCAAACCACTCTACGCGGTAATGAACAGCCTTGACCGAGATGGCCGACTGTCCAACGACGGAGTGGAAGCAGGGACTCGTGCTGCATGGGAAGCTTTTTCTGAATTTGCGGCACCTTTCTTTGAGCAGTCTATTGCCGCTGCTGTTATACAAGATGTCATGCCTAAGTGGGCAATGGGCAATGGTGGTGAAACAAAAACCGGCGCTATTGTGTACAAAGATGTTGAGTCACTAGGGAAAAAACTAGAGCGTAGTTTTTTCCATGTGGTAAATGGCCTAAGCCCCGGCATAAGTCCTTTCCGTATACCAACAGGAGCAGACTTGTCGGAGGTCGAAGCAGGGCGTTTTATTCGCGGAACTTTAGGTAATGAGCTTGGTCTTTCCACTAAAGAACCATCCACAGGAAGAGAATATGGAAAAGCGGGTGAGATTATTCGTGCGCTGTCTGGGTTAAACACACAGGAGTTTGACCCAGAACGTATTCTTAGATTTAAGGCAAATGAATTTAAATCGAATCGTTCTGAAGCAGCGACATTGTTTAATGATGTGGTTAACAGGGAAGTTTCTTCCCGCGAAGATTATATTAAGGGGTATGTTGAGGCTAACGAAGCAAGGCTTCGTGCTTTCCGTGAAATGTCATCTTATGTAGATGATCTCGGAACTTTGGGTCTAACGAGAGCTAGAATAAGAAGACAACTTAAAAAAGAAAAGTTAGGCAACGCTGAAATAAACAGCATTATGCGTGGGCGTTACGATCCTTTCACGCCATCCAAAGATAAGATGGAAGAAGCTAGACGTAAACGTCATGACATTCCGCGCAGCGAATTAAGAACTTTAGAAAGACAAATGCGCCGCTTAGATATAAGCCCGGATGTTCCTGAGCCGACTCCGGAAAGACTTGATTTTAGCTCGACTCCAACTGCGCCTAGTTCTAATATACTGTCCCCTGAGGATATGTTTTTATTTTCACAGCAGCCTGAACCACAAGCTGCTGCACCACAAGCTGCTGCACCACAAGCTCCGGTTCCCGGTCCAACAACCAAGGTTCCCGGGCAGGCGGTCGGCACACCTGTGGGCTTTACTTATAAAGGTCAGCAAATACCTGCAGAACTTCTCGGTGGAAATCCAGAAGACATAATGAAGAATGTAGAAATATATCGAAGGAGCCAGCAGTGAACAAAGATCAATTACGAGAAGAACTGGCAGAAGACGAAGGCTGCAAGTTTGAGATTTATTTAGATCATTTAGGTCTACCAACTTTCGGAATCGGAGCACTTGTCAAAGAGAACGACCCAGAGTACGGCCTGCCTGTTGGCACACCTGTATCAGAGGATCGTGTCCGTAAACGGTTCAACCTAGACATAGCTGTGACAATTGAAGACTGCGGTAGGTTGTACTCAGACTTCGACGAGCTACCCGAAGAAGCCCAGTTGGTCATTGCCAACATGTGCTTTAACCTCGGCTACCCGCGTCTGTCTAAGTTCAAAGGTATGAAAGCCGGGATCGACGACCGGGATTGGCACCGCGCAGCCGACGAAATGGTCGATTCGAGGTGGCATGATCAGGTTCCGAACCGGGCAAAGCGTTTAGTTAAGCGAATACGCGACCTCGCAAAGGACTAACCTTGTAAATTATACGCTTATTCTACAAGGTACAAACAACTGAAATCATTAAATAAAAACATCGATTCTCGTGGACCTCAGTATCGATGGCCGTATCATTATACCTCGAGGTCGCTGAGATTTGACGTTTTAGTCTTCTCCCCCGTCATTTCTAGACATATCGCATTCGATACTATAACTTCTCCTGCAGTTCGTGGGTCTGTTAGAATATCTATTGTCATTTCGGCAAGCCTATCATTACATTGACCCAATGTTTCATACGGGCCTCGGCTATCAAAAGCAGTCAAACACTGCTGTTGATTAGCTACGAAGCATAATAATAGCATCGCCTTAAACATCTAACCTACCTCACCCCAGTTATCCCCAAGTTCAGCATCGACTTCAAAGGGAACTTTGAGATCAGGGACACAGTTTGACATTATGTCAACAATCCTGTCTGCTTGTTCTTTGTTTTCGATATTGAAACAAAGTTCATCGTGAACTGTTAGTGTTGGACATAGGCCCTCACTGTAGCAATCCACCATTGCTTTCTTTGTCTGGTCGGCACTTGACCCTTGAATTAATCTATTTAACGCTTTGTATGTAAACGCTCTGCGAATACGTCCTTTGCCGCCATACTCTTTCATTGCCTGCTCTTGTGGCAATGGTTTGTTATAAGTGTAAGACACCGGCTCCCACATGTCAAAGCGGCACTTTCTTCCGAGCCATGTACGAATCACACCACGATCTGAAGCATACCTAGATGTCATGTCTGCAAGACCTTTAACAAAGGGAACCCTTTGGTAATATTTATTCAGCAGCGAGGTAGCTTCTTCTTCTGTAATGTCCAGTACGTTTGCTAGCTTCTTCTTCCCCATCCCATACATAATGCCAAGGTTAACAGTCTTGGCTTCCTTGCGTGGAATCTCTGCCATGTCAGCCACCATTTGGTGAAAATCAGCGTTACCCTCATGGTACATTTTTACAACCTCATCGATCTGTGGATGACGATCCACGCCTGTCAAGGTGGCACAGTAGTGCGCTAGCCAACGAGGTTCTTGTGAGGCATAATCAAACGATCCCCACTTACAGCCTTCTTCAGGGACAAAAAGACCGCGAATCATTTTTTTAATCTCAGGATCCCTCGCAGGTATTTGCTGTAAGTTTGGGTTGCTCGAAGAAAATCTTCCGGTTACAGTACCTCCATCATCAGAACGAAGGGCATTGAAGTCACAATGGATTCTACCGTTATGCGAGTGTTCAAGAATTGTTTCAACAAAAGTAGTGTTTGCTTTATTAAGTTCACGAATCTTCACAATCTTCTTTGCAAGAGGGTGCTCGTGATTCGCAAGAAACTGTTTGGTAAAAGACGGCGCCCCCGTTTTTTCTGTTGCCGCATACTTGACCCCCACAGAGTCGAAGGCTTTTGCAATAGATGTCGCAACCCACGGCTCGATGGCGATGCCGGTCTCTTCCTTCACTTCTTTAAGTAAAGCGCGTTCACGGGCGGTGAGCTCTTTTTTAGTTTGCTCCGCTCGATCCATGTCTACTCTAACACCTTTGGTTTTCATGTCCAATAGAACAGGAATTAGACTTGTTTCCAGTTCAAAGATTGATGTGCATTCATCTTTTACCAAGTCTGTCCGCAGACGTTCCCACAACCTCAGAGTCACGGCGGCATCCTGCTCCGCATAAGGCCCGACATATCTGGAAGGCAGACGAAACATCTCACTTTTGGCGTTGACACCAAACTCTTCTGCAGCGGAGCGAAGAATCTTTTCATCCTTGCGCTCCGACAAATAGTCGCGAGCTAGGGAATCAAGGTTATACCAGCGGCGGTTCTCATTAAGCAGCGGCGCTGCAACCATCGTATCAATGATCTTGCCCTGCACTTCGATTCCCTCTGCGCGGAGCCAACCCAAATCATACAGCGCATTGTGCATGATCTTTTCAATGTGCGGGGTAGCCATCATTTTCTTCATCCACGCCATCACAGATGAGCGCGGAAGATTCCCAGCGTCATGTTTGACAGGCAAGTACCAAGAACTATCCCCTGCTGCTACCGCGATACCAATAATGTACCCGTCTTTCCGAGTCCAGCCCGGTCCAAGAGTTGTGAGGTGTGGGTCTCTGGTCTCAAGGTCAATAGATATTCTTTCGTATTGAGTAAGATCAGGAAGTGATGATGGCGGTGACCAATCACTATCTGTCTTGCCCCAAGCCACATCTTTTATGTCTTGAGCAAGAAGGTGGTACTGATATGCATCACTCATAATAAGCCTCTATATCTTCTAGCGAATGTCTAAAGATGAACACAGGAGTTCTGTCTCCTACATGCGCTCCAGCCACGTTATAATTAAAGTAGTCAATCGCTTCGTGCTCTTCCATGCCCTGCGCCATTAAGATGTCTAGGCACTTTTCAGCATCATAAGCAATAACCTGCTCTGACCCACATCTTTCCGCGATGCCTATGACTGCCTCGTCAAAACCATCAGCCTTGTAAAAAAATTTATTAGCTTCTCTAATTAACGTCATTGGTTAACTCCCCTCCACAAGCAAGATATCCGCACCCGTCTACCCAGTTGTCGATGTGGTTCGGGTTTGATGCTATCCGCGCAATCTTTAACAAAGTCATCTTGACAGCGCAGTCCATTCCTGTAGGCAGGTCATCAGGTTTAATACTGTCCCACCAATACCAAACGGTCTCGATGTTTCTGAAGTTGTCTTCCATGTTACCGTGCTGCGACGCACGATCCTGAGTCACATACCCTTTAGCGGTGTCTAAAACTTCTGCTCTTTTCATATCGCAAATCCATAATTTCCAGTTGATTCGATTAGGTGAAGGTGTTTTTTAGTGCGCGTGGCACCGACGTAGAAAACCCTGACCTCACTATCTTGATCAAGGCTTTCCATGCATGCTTTTGTGGAATCTAGGAAGAGGGCGACGTTATCCGCCTCTCCACCTTTTGCTTTGTGAATCGTCGAAATCCGGATCCTCGGACTGCCAGATAGTAATCGCTCCCCCCGCCGACGTACCGACGTAATGTAGCCTATCTCCTTGTCCGATACTTTCAAGACATTCATCCACGGCGTCTTGGCATTCACGCTTAAACTGCACCGTTCGATGATGTCGTCCAGAGTGTAGAAAAGATCTGGATCTAAAGATTCTAGGTTTCTTCGACCAGACTTCGTAATAACATTTCCGTTGAGTATCTTCGAGAAATTCTTCAGTTCTGCTGCTGATAAGGACAAGCCTTTGCATAATTTTAACCACACCTCAATGCCATTTAAAACATTTTGAGATAGGGACCAACCAGCCCCTTCTCTCCAGAAGAGATAACCATCTTCCTTCAGGCGGGTGGAGATCTTATTCGCAATATAATTTGTCCGTGCTAGGATTAACCATTCACCATTCTCCAGATCAAGCTCCATTATATCGCGATGCCAAGAAAGATTCCCTTGTCTTTCTGTGGGTTGCCAAACTTTATTTTGTCTGATCGCAACACGCTTGACCAACTGATCTGAAAAATTGTGCACGGACAACGGTACACGGTAGGATTTATCAAGGACAATCTTATGATCGCTGGCATTCAAGAAGTCCGATACACGGACCCCCATCCATGAGTATATGCACTGGTCATCGTCACCAGCATAGTAAACCTTCTTGGCATTCGGGACGAGAACTTCCTTTACCATACGCCACTGAAGAGGAGCCAGATCTTGCGCTTCGTCTATGATCAAAAGATCAAAACGCGGGCTAGTCCCCTGCTCGATGAAGTCCTCGATCATGTCAACAAAGTCACGCTTTTTAAGTTCTTCCTTGAACTCGCGATAGGCTTTGTCCAGAACTCGTAGCTGTTGAAAATGAAGGCTATAGTCAGCAGAGTCGCTGAACTGCTGCTCAAGACTTACTTCACGAACCCGCGCCATCTGTATCATCGACATGTACTTGTCGCCGCCAGAACCCGGCGTAAAAAGAATACCCTCTGACATATTGTTAGATGCGTTCGCACGAAAATCCAAACCAACAAGAGTGCCGAGGTCATGAAAGTCCCTGCCCTTAAACACATCTTGTGACCTCATACCCAGCCAGCTAAACGCCAGTGAATGCAGAGTACGAAACCACATCAGGTCTTTAGGGCCTAATGACAGTTCAGCAAGAGCTCTGGTCTTGGCTTCTTCTGCAGCCTTCTTACTAAAAGACATGAAGGCCACGCGGCTAGGATCCATCCCACCAGCTATCGCTTCTTTGACAATGCTAATAAGCCTTGTTGTTTTGCCTGTCCCCGGGGGACCAAAGATTGTGGTTTCCATTAGAACGGCACCTCCGACTTCTCAACTACAATGTCGGGTGTGGCAACCTCTGACGCAAACTCAGGCACCCACCATACACGAACTGACTTCCACTTGCCGCTCGATGTCTTGAAACGCTTAACACCATGTGCGTCTGTGCCGTCATTCATTTCCTTAATTCGTTCTTGAATCTGCGCCCTTGTGTAACTATCAAACTTCTTTTGACGCAGGTATTCCATCAGTGAGTCAAGTCTAAAATATGTGGCCTGTTCTTCTGCGTCCGTAAATGGCTTACCAACCATGATCTCTTCGACAGTCTGTGCCTGTACGCGACCAGTGCAGTATGACTCCAACAAATTAAAGAACTGCCCCTTGTATGTAAGTTCTTCTGGCACCTCAATCTGATTGCAATGCTCCATGAGGTTGTTGATTAGAATCTGCCAGTCCGCATCCTTTGCCCGCTCCGGCATAAAGTTTAACTGCTCCATGCATGACCTTTGAAACAGGCGCGGGTTTTGAAGCTCGTCTGTATCAAGCTCCAGTCGGCGCCCATCGATATCAAGGAACCACAGCCGTGGCTCAGACAGCACCACTGACAACCCACTGATCGTGGGCAATGTGCCACCGCCACCGATGCCATGCTTCAACGTGCGGCATACGTTCTTGTTGCAATAAGAAGCCATTGGCTCTTCGCTGCACAAATAGCCCCACTCTTTCTTATCCACTTGATTCTGAATTGTCACGATCTCTGATGCAGGCAAGGGGGGCTTGAAATCCTTGGCGTTGTGCTGCTCAAGCAGTGACTTCCAGTTAACCTCATCATACTTCTTTAAGAAGATACCGAGTTGAAATGCAAACTTGTTGCGCTCACCTTCGCCTACGCCAATCATAAGCTTGGCCCGAACACAAGGTATGTAATCTGGGTATAAGTTTACTTCGCCGCCGATGGGCAGCTTCATGAATTCGTTTGGATCGACACTGATCTCATCGATCATGTCTAAAAATTGTTCTAGTGTCGCCCCGTCCCCGTCCGGAAAAACCGCCGGGCGGAGCGTCTGTTCCGCATGAAAGTACGGAAGGTTAATAAAGTTGCCAACATCACCACGCTCGACCAAAACCTGTTCCTGCTTCGGAAAGATTTCGCATTTGCCATGCCCAAGCATAGCAGCAATTTCTGCAGCCTTGTCCCTGAATTGTCCTGCACTGAACCACTCCTTAAAGAAAAAGAATATATGGGCTCCGCCTGATTTAGAACGGCACACGATACACGGTACATTGTTTTCTGATAGCTGCTTGATAAGGGCAGCGTGGTCTAATGGATACACATCGATATCAAGCGCACCAAACTTGCACTTGTTTTCTTCGTTAATAGGTATCGACCCGACGCCAGTCTTGCCGTCAAGGTGTTCTTGCACAAGCTCAACAGTCAACGGTTTACGAACAACGTATGACTTGGCTTTAGTTTTTCCGGCTCTTCGTTCTTCTGATATATCTGTACGTCCATGTGCAGCGCCGAAACCAGCAAACGCCGCCATGAACCTTTCCGCAAGGGTCATAGCTTTCTCCAATAAAGGAATGGGGGAATGGTAACCTTCCGAGTTGCTACCATCCCCCCAACTGGTTAAAACGGTACGTCAGCAGCCTTAGTTGCTTCGGACATCTCATCAGATGTACCAGCAGCCGTTTTAATCTCTCCTTTACTAAAGCTCTCAGCCATCTTCTTGGCTTCAAGCATAGCCTGACCCATCTTGGAAACGTCAGCCTCACGGGTTACACGGAAATTATACCATGTGCCCTGATCATTGCTTTCCGAAACGGTGGTGATCCGCCACGCAGTACCGTAGATGGGCAGGACAAAAGGTCCGTTCTTGCCCACAGCACGGCACGAGGTGCGCTGCGAATTCCATTTCTTAGAGACCT